CCGCGGCGTTAAAAAGGCAGTTAAAAAAGCACGAGTTCGCAAAGCACCGGCAAAGGAAAAGGTTGTGGCACGACTTAAGTTCGCCCGAGAAGATCGTGAGCTCAAAGTTGTCAGTATCAATCCCACCGACATCATCGGAGCCCAGGAGTTATGGGTATTCAACATCAAGACTCGCAAGTTGGGCCGTTATGTGGCAGAGAATTTGGGCCAACTTGGTGTTAAAGGCACTTCAGTTACTGGCTTTGACCAAACTAAAAGTCTAGCCAAGACACTGCGTAAACCCGATGAACAGTTGCGTGAGTTCGCTCGAGCTGGCCGGGTAGCACTAAGGACATTTCTTAAAGATATCAAAGCAGTAGAGATTAAACTAAACGGTAGGATCAATGAGGACACACTACTACTCAAAGTAGTCTAGACTGGCTCCTGCGATAAATAACATTATCGCAGGACTATTCTATGGCCGTTACACTACAATCAGGATTAAACTCTCGTCAAGCAATTACTGCCCAAAGTTTGGGTGGGCCTGGTCCTATCGCTTTTAGTGAAGAGGGTATAGCTAGTCTAGAACTCAAGCGGAATGAAATCATTGACTATATTCGTCTGCGTTTGGGCGATGGTATAGTAGATGTAGAATTAGACAAAGATCATTATGATCTAGCTATTCGTACCGCACTTGAGAAATATCGTCAACGAGCCGGTAACAGTCAAGAGGAAAGTTTTGCTTTCTTAGAGTTATTACCGGAAACACAAGAATACATACTGCCTAAAGAAATTATGTCTGTACGACAGATATTTAGGCGTGGCATAGGTAGTGTGACTGGCACAACTGCTAGTCAATTTGAGCCGTTTGCAGCAGGGTATCTAAATACCTATATGTTAGTTGCCGGGCGTGTGGGCGGCTTGGTTAACTATGAGTTATACTCGCAGTACCAAGAAATGGCCATGCGTTTCTTTGGTGGACATATAAATTTTAATTTTAATTCTGTTACCAAGAAACTTACTCTCATACGCAAGATGCCGCAGACTGGAAAGAACATGCAGCGTATTGCATCTATATCTGCCAACTCTACAGTGATAGGGTCAACCATTACCATTACTACTCAACAAATCTGGAGTATACCAGTTGGTGCTACTATCAACATACGCAATTGCAGCGTAGTTGGTTATAATGGTGTATATACCGCAGAAACAGTTGATACCAATACCCAAACTATTACAGTAAGAGCCATAAACACACTTGCAGCGACATCGGTCACGGGCTTTGCCAAAGACAGAATTGAGCTAAACAGTCCATATACAGATGAACCTGCAGAAATAGTTATGTTGCAGATATACAATTATAAACCTGATATCATGCTATTGAATGATCATATGGCTGGGGTATGGTTGAAAGAATACTCTTATAGTTTTGCAAAACGCATACTAGGCGAAGTCCGAAGCAAATATGCTACCTTGGCTGGTCCACAAGGTGGTACGCAGATGAATGGGACAGCACTATTAGCCGAAGCCAAAGAAGAAATGGACAAGTTAGAAGAAGATCTAAAACGATATGTAGACGGTAGTATGCCTTTAACATGGGTAATAGGATAATGAAAATTAATGATATAATTATTGAAGGCCACAAAGGCAAATTAGATTCTGTAAAGAAACGGGCTATGCATCGTACTCATGCCTATAATGATGGGCATGATGCAGGAAATAACTATAATTTTTATCGTGTGGGCATGGCGGCTGCCATGGCTGATGGTACAAACAAGAAGTTAGACATTGACGACAGAACTTGGTACCATAATAATAATGTAGCAGTGCCCTATACCGAAGATGAGCATAAAATGATGCATCAAGCATTTAAAAGTATCAAGACTGATATAAATGAACCAGTTACTGATCATCGTAGTAGAGAAGCTCATGACACCAATAAGAATAGTGTGATAAGAGCAGCTAAACCAAACAAATTTGGGGTTTGAAGTATTGACTTTGTAATCATGTCTGTGTAAAATACAGCATGACAACGATAATCGGTATTTCTGGTTTTATTGGCTCCGGTAAAGACACTGTGGCCGATTACTTAGTTAATTACCACGGCTTTCGCAGGGAAAGTTTTGCTAATTCATTAAAAGATGCTGTGGCTTGTGTGTTTGGTTGGGATCGAGTCATGTTAGAAGGCCGTACTGCTGCCAGTCGGGCTTGGCGTGAACAAGTAGATTCCTGGTGGGCTAAACGGCTCAAAATTCCCCATCTTACGCCGCGCTGGGTTCTACAGCACTGGGGCACTGAAGTTTGTAGGCATGGATTTCACGATGATATTTGGATAGCTAGCTTAGAAAATAGGTTACGAACTGCCACTGACAATATAGTCATATCCGATGTACGATTTCCCAACGAAGTCACCGCTATTCGTGGAGTTGGCGGAAGATTAATCTGTATCGAGCGGGGCGACCCACCTGAATGGTTGGCTTGTGCTCTACAGACCATACATACTCATGAAGATGACCAATGGATTATATCTGATCAAGAGCGTGACATGAAATCTCGGTATCCCGATATTCATCCCAGCGAGTGGGCGTGGTTAGGCACTAAATTTGATTGCGTAGTTGATAACAATGGTACTGTTGATGACCTATATCAACAAATTAAAAATCTACTTTAATACTACTGGGACGCCAGTTAGTATTTGCTACTTCTAATTGGCAGTTTCTACACAGCGTTCTAAGATTAGCCCAGTGGTTATTTGAAGTATTGCCGTCTATGTAATAAACTTCACTTTGTTCCACGAGTTTGAATCTGAACGCACATCGGTCACAACGGTCACGCCGTTTATAACCAGACTTAATCCAGCCCGGAACTGGCTGCGGTATGGTGCGCCGACGATGAATACAGGGCGTACAAGCACGCCTATAATAGGTTTTGTTATTCCTATAATAATTTATTGCCACAGGATGTTTGCGACATATGGGGCATAGTTGGCGTTCCATTCTGTATTTATAAAGGACCGTATAAAGGACCGCCAAGTCACCTAGATTTACCAGATCAAAATAAATATTAGCAAGGATATTATATCTTGTTTATTTAAAGGAATTGATCATGGCACTAGTTTCACCAGGTGTACAAGTTACAGTAACCGATGAGAGTCAGTACTTACCAGCAGCCATTGGTAGTGTACCTTTTGTCGTAGTAGCCACACAAGAAAACAAAGTGGTTAATGGGTCTGTTGCGCCGGGCACCCTAAAAACAAATGCGGGCAAAATTTATGGAATAAGCAGTCAGCGTGAACTAGTGTCAACATTTGGTTCACCTGTATTTAGACGCAGTGTAACCAACACTCCAATGCACGGGGATGAGTTGAATGAGTATGGCCTAATGGCAGCATACAGTGCTTTAGGTTTAGGAAATCGTGTATGGGTGGTACGAGCTGATGTAGACCTAGATGATTTAGTTGGCACCACAGTTCGTCCCAAAGGGCAAGTAGCTGATGCAAAGACATGGTTTGATATTGCTGCAAGTGCTTATGGCATTTATGAATTTAATGACCAAGGCGCCAGCAGTGTTAGCCCATTTACCAACAAACTACCCCATATTATTACCACACAAGATGATACAGAATTAACATCACCTTATCGTCCATTGCCAAGATTTGGCTCTTCTGGTGATTATGCTGTTAATACACTGACCAAAGACAATCTTGTTTACTACAAAACACGCGATAACAACTGGGTAGTTGTTGGTAGCGATCATTGGGCCAGTAATATTGCCACTGTAGTAAGTGCCAAGACTGGTACACAGTTAATGATTAATAGCACAGGCAACATTGAAGTTGGTTCTGTGTTTAGTATAAATGGTAACACCATTCCTGTTACTGGTGCTGCTATTACCAGCATGACCAGTTTGGCATCTACATTAAATGCAGTAATGCAACCAATGGGTGTAATGGTCAAAGCCAGCCCAGAGGATCGTCTAGAGTTTTATGTTACCGCAGCAGCATCGTTTAATGGCAATCTTGATGTACCTACAGCTAACCTTGTGTTAGCAGATGGGGACAAGAGTCCACTGAGCAGAATTGGATTCTTTGGTCCAGAACCAAGTCTACCAAATGACCTAACCTTTGCTCATACCGGAAACATTTCGTCGGCAGCATATAGTCGTGTGTCATGGTCATGGAATGTAACAGAACAAAAGTGGAGAGGACACGCTAATTTCAACCGTCCTGCTGTACAACATAGCGGTTATGCCGATATTCCAGCTTGGAGAGATTTTGTTTATCCAAACGCAAGACCAAATGGTAGTGTGTGGATGAAAACTTCGGCAGAAGGTGCAGGCACTAATTTAGTATATAAAAAGTATAGTGCTGCCAGCAATAGTTGGAATCAGCAAGCAGTAAAAGTATTCAAAGATGCATATGATGCTCTATATAGCCTAGATAGACTGGGTGGTGGCATCAATATTGCAGCTGGTTCTTTATTTGCTATGCACAATCCATTAAATGACAGTCATGTAGGATTTAAGTTTTACATGTTGTCAACCAATGGCATTACCAAAGTTACTGGTAGCAAGACAACTTTTACGCTGACAAACTTTGATAGATTTACACTAAAGGCCTCGCAGATCACTGGTGTAGAAAGCAGTCATATCATTGAGATAAAAGATCATTCAAGTATTAGCTTGACTGATCCACAGCGTCACCAAAAGAAAATGGTCCAAGCTATCATTGACAAAAACATTCCCAATGTCAGTGCCGTAGTTGAGCCAACTGGTGCAGTTAGTATAATTCATCGTAGTGGTGGTATTATTAGTCTAACTGCTCTAACTAATTCTGGCTCTAGTGCAGCAAGCACTGTGATAGCAGATTCGGGATTTGACAATGCGGTAGGTGTACTAAGTTACATAGGCGGTAACAAAGGAACTTATCATTTAACTAATTGGAGACCTGCAACTGATTTCGAAGTCAGCAGAACTACTCCAACTGCTGAACCGGCAGATGGCAGTTTATGGTACTACGATGATATCGTTATTGATGTCATGGTAAATGATGCCACAGGATGGAAAGGTTATAGAAATGTCATAGCAGATGCTCGTGGATATAACTTGACACTGACTGACGAAAATGGCGTAATTGTAAGTGCTAGCGAACCTATTGTTCAAAAGAATGGTACTACACAATTGCAGAGTGGCGACTTATGGTTAAATACCAGTGATTTAGAAAACTTCCCAAGACTGTATCGTTATGATGCAATTACAAGGATTTGGAATCTAATTAATAATACTGATCGTGTAAGTCAGAATGGTATTGTTTTTGCAGATGCTCGTTGGGACACCGATGGTAAAACCAACACGGTATCTGGTGCATTACCAACAGTTAAGAGTTTATTAACTAGTGACTATATAGACCTAGATGCTCCAGATTCTGGATTGTATCCAAGAGGAACACTGTTGTTTAATACACGCCGTAGTGGATACATTGTTAAGAAATATGTTAAAAACTATTTCAATGCAACCGCTTATCCAAACGCAACTGCACTGCCTGACATTAAGTCAACATGGGTAAGTCAAATTGGTTATAAGGCCAACGGACAGCCAATGATGGGACACTTTGCTCAGCGCAATGAAGTAGTAACAGCACTGAGAGCAGCTATTGATGGCAATCCAGATCTGCGTGAAGAAGGTTATAACTTTAATATCCTAGCTGCACCTGGGTATCCTGAACTTATAACTAACTTGGTGGCGCTCAACACAGATCGTGGCAGCACAGGTTTTGTGATTGGTGATACTACAATGACATTACCAAGCACTACAACTGATATTGTAGCATACGACAATACTCAAATTACCACAGCAAGTCCTTATTTGGCAGTGTATTATCCAAGTGCATTAACTAGTGACTTAAGTGGCAATGAAATTGCTGTACCTGCTAGCCATATGATGTTGCGTACTTTCTTATATAATGATCAAGTGGCATATCAGTGGTTCGCTCCGGCAGGAACTCGTCGTGGTTTGGTTGACAATGCTACTGCGATTGGTTATGTGGATAACAACAGCGGTAATTTTGTTAGAACTGGTATAAGCAATCAGTTGCGTGACACACTGTATAATCACAGGATTAATCCAATTACTCTACTGAATGGTGTTGGTATTGTTGCATATGGTCAAAAGACCCGTAACAGTGCTATAGCCGGTGCTGGTAGTGCAATGGATCGTGTTAATGTATCAAGATTGGTTAATTACCTAAGAACAGTGTTCCAAGGCGTGGCTAATCAGTTCATCATGGAACCAAATGATAAAGTAACTAGAGATCAAATCAAGACTTTGATTGAAAGTTTACTGAATGATTTGATTGCCAAACGCGGTCTATACGATTATATCGTTGTGTGCGATGAGTCAAACAACACCAGCGATCGTATCGCAAGAAACGAACTCTATGTTGATATCGCAGTAGAACCAATGAAAGCAGTTGAGTTTATTTATATTCCAATAAGATTACGCAATCCTGGCACAATCAGTGGTAGCGCAATTACTTCGGAAACTGAATAAACGGAGTAGTTAATGGTCATATTGGGCACAGCCCAATATGGCTCAAATGGGTTAAATAGTAATATAAGTTCAGGAGAATAACATGGCAGTAGCCAGTCTAACAAGATTTACAGTACCTTTACCGACTAACCAAAGTGCTAGTACTCAAGGTCTGTTAATGCCTAAGTTGCAGTATCGTTTCAGACTATTGTTTGAAGGTTTAGGTGTAAGTTATGCAGATCTAGTAGAATTAACCAAACAGGTAGTAAGTTTCAACCGTCCTACTCTTTCTTTTACTGATACAGACATTCATGTCTACAATAGTACTGTAAGATTAGCTGGCAAGCATACATGGGGTGATTGTACATTAACAATCCGCGATGATGTTAACAATAATGTTACAAAATTAATTGGCGAACAGTTACAGAAACAATTTGACTTTTATGAGCAAGCCAGTGCTAGCTCGGGTATTGATTATAAATTTATCACCAAATGCGAAATGCTTGATGGTGGTAATGGTGTACATGATGTTCGTGTACTAGAAACCTGGGAGTTGTATGGTTGCTATATTAAAGAAGCAAATTACCAAGAGGTAAACTATGCTAACGGAGATCCTGTTCAAATCCAGTTGACATTGAGATTTGATAACGCACTCCAAACCCCAGGAGGAACCGGCATTGGCACATTTATTGGTCGCACATTAGGGCAGGTAATTACACAATAACCTAATTACTGCCAAGCAAAAAGGGACCTTGAGTCCCTTTTTTCTTAACTAAATAATTGATATGGCCAGTATATTCCAAAATGCTGTAAAATTCATTGGTGCCACGCTTAAACAAGCAGCTACCATTGATTATCTCCGTGACTATAGACACGCCAACACGCTGTTTGTAGGCGGTAACTATCGCTTGATGCCCAAAAATGCTCACTTATTTCATGTGGCATTTGATCTTAATCCTAGGCTTACAAGCACTATAACATCAGAAAGGTCAAGTGTTCTAGAGCTAGGACTCATGGTAAAGTCAATTGAACTTCCTAAATTTTCAATAGAGACTAAATTGTACAATGCTTATAATAGGCCTAATTATGTTATGAGCAAAATCAAATATGATCCTGTCACTATAAACTTTCATGACGACAGTATGAACACCATTAGGAATTTTTGGTATGACTATTATCGTTATTATTTTAGAGACAGCGATACTGGCTATGGAACAGGTAATGCAACCAACACCTATAACCTTCCTCACAAGTATGATAATGGTTTAGTCAATACTAGATTTGGTTTTACTAGGCGTGTTGAAAGCAGCGAAAACTTCATCACAGCCATTCGCATATATTCATTGCATCAAAAACGGTTTAGTGAATATACTTTGATAAATCCAATCATAAAAAAATTCAATCATGGACAACATAGTTACGATTCTACAGATTTAGTTGGTCATGATATGACCATCGAATACGAAAGTGTTCTTTACGCAGATGGCGCAGTAGGCAGTCCAACACTAAAAGGATTCGCTCAACTTCATTACGATACTACTCGTAGCCCTTTAGGACAAATAGGCGGAGTAAAGAGTATATTTGGCTCAGGCGGGTTGTTTGATACAGCTGGCTCAGTGATAAGTGATGTATCAAATGGTAATTATCTCAGCGCCATATTCAAAACTGCTAGGACCATAAACACATTCCGTGGTACAAATCTTAAAAAAGCAGCCGTAAGCGAATTAACCAAGATGTACACCAGTGCTGCTACTGGCGCTGTAGTTGGCTTAATCAAGGGCAATGCCAACGGATACAATGTAATATCACCAAATAACCAACCCAATGCCTTAAGTCCTAATAATGCCGGTATATTCAAGACCGATAGTGTATTAGCATTGGCAGGAGCAGCGGTGTTTTTGAATAGTACCCCTATAACTAACAAATATAAACAAAATCCAACAATACAGAGTAATCGCCCAAAATCTCAGGCAGCTCCTCTTCCGTTAGTACCTAATGCCACAGTAACACCTACTGCTAGTTTATATCCAAAAATTGTTAATGATGTGACTAAAAACGAAACTGACACTAATCAATTTGTTAGTTATCAATCCGGTCGTATTACGGACATAGACACTAATATAAGATTGCAGACTAGAAAAAGTGCTGAATTTAATAATCGTGTAAGTTATTTGTCTAAACAAATCGCAGAAAATACAATTATTATCACTGGGTTAAATCAAAAATATGCAACTTTTAATGTTGGTACTATGACACCGGCTAAAGTACAATTATTGGCTGACATCAAAAGACAAATTACAGAAACACAAAACACAAAAAATATAAATCAAGCCGAACTTAATAGGGTACAAGATTTGGCCAACAAGATACAATTAGAAATCAACCGTCTCATAAACGAACGAAATAGTTTAACATAATGGCCAGTAATCTCAATAAAGAAAACTATGGGGTCAATCTCAATGTTGACCCGAGGCAGTTTTTTAACAATTATTATAAACCGGCTTTTGCTGTATCGCAAAATGTAAACGATTCAATCATTGCCTATTTTGAAAATTTTACAGATGATCGTAGCAGTGCCGAAATACTAGCTAGTGCAGTGGTATACACTGCTCAAAGTCAGCAGACTGATCCAATGGTTGTTTTGGACCAAATCAAAAACCTTAAT